CTCGATGAGGGCGCGCCCGTTATTGCGATGCCCCGCCGGGCCGGATGGTGCCCGGTAGCCACCTTCCTCGGCGGGAGATTTGTCACCGGCTTTGTGCCGGCGGCAGCCATCAAGGGGAGGTGATACCAATGGTCGAAGTCAGCATCGGAGAGCTGCTCCTCGCCTTCGTGGCGGCTATGGGAATTCCGAGCGCCATCATGGGGCTCATCGTCTGGCGCTTCAAGGGCCACATCGAGGCGCGGGAGGAAGCCCAAGCCGAAAAGGCGAAGGCGCAGCAGGATTTATTTCTGCTCATCGTGCAGAGTACGCGGGCCAGCATCGCCCTCGGCGAGGCCACGGCCCACGCCATGCAGCGCGGCCACACGAACGGCGATATGGAGACGGCGCTCGCCTACGCCACAGACATCAAGCACAAGCAGAAGGATTTTCTCGCGCAGCAAGGCATCCACGCCCTGCTCGATGAGTGAAGGGAGGGAGTGACCATGTGAAAAAGCTGCTCAAGAAGCTGAAAAGCTGGTGGCGCAAGAGGAAGCGCGAGAAGGCAAAGAAGAAGGCCCAGAGGAAGCCCCTCGAATTCTCGAAGGTGCTCGCCATCTGGGCCGTCTTTATAGCCACGGCAGCAGCCGTCGCCTCTTATGTGCTCGCAGCCTTTTACCGGGAGGCCGTCTCGGACGTCACCACGACCATCTTTACGGCCTGCATCGGGTATCTGATTACCTACGCAGGCAAGAGCCTCGGCGAGAAACTGAGCCGGAACAAGCACCGGCTCGACGCCGACGGGAACCCGCTGCCGGAGGACACGACCATCAGCAGCGACAGCACCAACATCGGAAAAGGATAAGACCAAAAGGAGGACATCGCCATGTACGACATCACGCCCATCATCGAAGCCGTTGCCGCCCTTATCGCGGCCCTCATCACCGCCTTCCTCGTGCCCTACATCAAGAGCAAGACCACCGCAGAGCAGCAGAAGGAAATCAATGCGTGGGTGAAAATCGCCGTCGCCGCCGCCGAGCAGATTTACACCGGCAGCGGGCGCGGCGAGGAGAAGAAGGAGTACGTCATCAACTGGCTCCGCGAGCACGGCATCACCGTTGACGAAGCCAAGCTCGACGCCCTCATTGAGGCCGCCGTCTACGAGCTCAACACCAACGGCATCGTCCCTGTTATCGGCATCCCGGACGCCGTCGTCACGACCACCATCGAGACCACCACAGAGACCCCCAAGGAGGAATAACACTATGAGCGAACAGAGGAAAAAGCCGCAGCTCAATATGCGCTACTACAACGGAGAAATCGACGACGACCTGCCCTACGTCGGAGAGCTCCACTATGACGAGGAAACCGGCCTCATCTATGACGAGGACGGCGACGTAGTGGATGAGAAGACCCTCGACGCCATGCTCGACGGCGACGGGAAGGGGGACGACGAAGATGAGTAATAGCGCCCTCATTTGCTACACCAAACTCAGCCCGAACCACTCCGGGAACAGAACCCACGCCATCGACACCATCTCTATCCACTGCATGGCCGGCAACCTATCCGTCGAATCGTGCGGAGCCCTTTTTGCCAATAGCAGCCGACAGGCATCCAGCAACTACGGCATCGGCAGCGACGGGCGCATCGCCCTCTACGTCCCGGAGGCGTACCGCTCTTGGTGCACCTCTTCCCGAGCGAACGACCAGAGAGCCATCACCATCGAGGTCGCCAACAACGGAGGAGCCCCGGACTGGCCCGTCTCCGACAAGGCATACCAAGCCCTTCTGAACCTTGTCGAGGACATCTGCCAGAGGAACAGCATCAAGAAGCTCGTGTGGTCTACTGTCAAGAACAACCGCGTCAACCACGTCGGCGGCTGCAATATGACTGTTCACCGCGACTACGCTGCCAAGGCCTGCCCCGGAGACTACCTCTACGACAGGCACGGCAGCATCGCAGCGGAAATCAATAAGCGCCTCGGCGGCGGGAGCTCCACCCCGAGCACACCCACCACCGGCAGCGAGCAGGCCGCCACCAACTACACCGTCAAGGTGACGGCCACCGACCTCAACATCCGCAGCGGCCCCGGCACCAACTACGGGCGCAAGGGCTTCATCGCCCCCGGCGTCTATACCATCGTCGCGGAGGCGGACGGCACCGGGGCGACCAAATGGGGCAAGCTCAAATCCGGCGTCGGCTGGATTTCCCTCGATTACGTCACCAAGACCGGCACCGGGGCCACGGCGGCCCCGGCCATCAAGGTCGGCAGCAAGGTCACCATCGACGACGGAGCCGTCTACGGCGGCCTCGCCACTACCAGAGGAAAGGCGGTTCCCTCTGGTGTGTCCGGCCCGAACCGCAAGTACACCGTCAAGCAGCTCGCCACACACAAAGGCGAGGAGGAGGCCCTCTTGCAGGAAATCGTTTCTTGGGTCGCCCTCAAGTACCTTAACGCTGTCTAACCCGCAGCA